TTAGAGACACAATTGGTATTAAAGGGTATTATTACCCCTGAAGACTGGTCAGGTATTAAGTCAAAAATTGACTATAAGTATGCCCAAGATCAGTATTACCAAGAGATGAAGAATGCAGAGAACCTACGCAATCGTGTAGACGTTCTCAATCAGATGTCTCCATATGTTGGTATATATTACAGTAAGAATTATATTCGTAAGAATATTCTTAAACTGTCTGATGATGAAATTAAACAGATAGAAAAAGAGAATGAGAGTGATCAGGTTGAGATACAACCAGGCATGCCAGGCTCTGAGCAGGCAGCAGCTTTAAGTCGCGAGACTAACGCCGCTTCTGGTGGATAAATAATATATTATTAAGGAGATTATTGTGGATACAACAGAAATTATTAACAAGATGATTGATGATATCATTGATGGAAACAATACAGATGCAAAGGATGGTTTTGAATCAGCCCTTTCAAATAAATTAACTAATGCTTTAGATGCAAGAAAAATTGAGCTAGCTCAGTCCATATACACCAAGGAAGAAGACAATGAACCTGTTTCATCTGAGGAATAAGTTAGTAGAAAAAACTCTTACTCCTGCTGAGATGAAGAAGCGGGAAGAGGTCGCTAAAGCTATTGAAAGAGATAAGCCTGGTATGCCCATGGGCATGAAGATGGCTATTGCAACTAAGACAGCTAAGAGAGTGGCTGAAGAACAAGATCCTCGCGAGTACGACTATGAAGGCGATATGGCTAAATCTCAATTGAGATCTATTATTGCTAATGCACAAACTGTTCACGATATGTTAGAAGATAATACTAATATCGCCGAATGGGTACAAAGTAAAATTACTTTGAGCGCTGATTACATGAGTACTGTAAGAGATTACATGCAATCAAATAAAGAAGAATAAAAATGGCCATTTTCAAATATATTTTAAAAAATACCAGACGACAGGCTGCAGCTAAGGTCGTAGCCAATGACGCTAACTCTGCAATCATTACATATACAGATATAAAGTATGCAGATCAAACTATTCCTTTGACGTCAGCTGGTAACTTATTCTGGACTATTTCTGATATCGCTTATGATGTACAATCATCTGCACAAATTATTAGAAACGGTAATATTGTATTTACCATGAGTGCAGGTCAGGGAACAATTAGCTTATCAAGAGACCTAGGTGTTGTATTGGATGAACAAGCTCATGCTAACGTCACTATTCAAACCGGTACTGGTAATAGCTCTGTTATATTACAGTTCACTAAAGGCGAAGGGTTTAATGATCCTAATCGTCAAATCCTACAACAACCGGATCGATAATGAAACTCATTACAGAAATGAATCAGGATGTAAAATTCCTGACAGAAAAAAAAGAAGACGGTACAAAATCTGTTTACATCGAAGGTATCTTCATGCAAGCAGAGAAGCCAAACCGCAATGGGCGCATTTATGGTAGAGGTATTATGGAACGAGAAGTTCAAAAATACCAAGACCTTATTAATGAAAAGCGTTCACTGGGTGAACTAGGTCATCCTCCTAACCCTTCTATTAATCTTAACCAGGTATCACATATGATTACTGGTCTTAAGTTTGAAGGTAATGATATTTACGGTAAAGCTAAAATCTTAGATACCCCAATGGGAAAGATTGCTAAAAACTTTATCGAAGAAGGTGTTAGACTAGGTGTATCTTCTAGAGGTTTAGGATCTGTAAAGTTAAATAAAGAAGGTGTAAATGAAGTTCAAGATGACTTTCATTTAGCTACTGTTGATATTGTTGCTGACCCTTCCGCCCCTGATGCCTTCGTGCAAGGTATTATGGAATCAGCTGATTGGATTCTAGAAAACGGTGTTTGGAAAGCAGTTCAGATTGAACAAGCACAAAATACCATTAGGAAGGCATCTAAAGCAGACCTAAATAAAGTGAAATTACAAATATTTGAACAGTTCTTACGAACTATCAAGTAATTAATTTATATAAATATAAACGTTAAACATACTCTTAGGAGACCAAGATGTCAGTAGAGAACAAAATTAAGCAGTTGCTAAGCCGTGCAAACGGAACTGAGCAATTGACTGAAGCAACACTTGAAGAAGCTTCAGAGACAGTAGTTGCAGATGGTAAGCCCACTGTTAACACAGCAAAAGATAATTCAAAAGCCGGTCAAGGCTCTGGTCAAGGTGATACAACCCAGCCAATGCAAGGTTCTTCAAAGAAGGCCGATTCTGAAGAAGTCTTAGATGCTACTGGTAAGAACAGCGCAGCAGCTAAAGCATCTAAAGAAGCTTACCCTACAATGAAGGGTGATGCTAAATCTGTAAAGACTCAGGCAAATGAGGAATCAGAAGAAGAAGGCGAGACAATTACTGATGCAGAGACAGTTGATATTAAATCTCAACTAGACTCTATTTTTGGTGAAGATCTCTCCGAAGAATTCAGAACAAAAGCTACTTCTATTTTTGAAGCTGCCGTTATCGCTCGTGTTAACAACGAGATGGAAAAGGTTACTTCTAAGTTAGAAGAGCAAACAGCTACTCAACTAGTAGAGTTTAAAGAAACTCTCGTTGAGAAGGTTGATGGTTATTTGAACTATGTTGTAGAACAGTACATGGAAGAAAACAAGTTGGCTGTAGAGACCGGCTTGAGAACTGAGATTGCTGAAGACTTTATCCAAGGCATGAAGACATTGTTCAAAGAGCACTTTATCGAAGTGCCAGAAGAAAAATACGACGTTCTAGATGAATTGCAAACCAAGTCAGAAGGTTTGCAGTCTGAGTTAGATGAGTCTATTACACGAAGCATTGAGCTAGCTAAGGAATTGAATGCCCTTAAAGCATCCACTATCCTTGACGAGCAAACAAAAGATCTTGCCGCAACTGAGGCTGAAAAGCTGAAAAAATTAGTTGAGGGTGTAGACTTTGATTCTGAGGATCTGTATCGCGAGAAAGTATCTGTTATCAAGGAAAATTATTTCCCTAAGACACCTAAGCAATCTCCAGAAAAGATGCTCGTTGAAGAAAGTGGTACCAACCCTACTGCCTTCATCGATACCAATAGCATGATGTCAAGATACGTAGATACTTTATCTAGAAGTATCAAGACACGTTAAACTATAAATATATAACAATTCCCAACTAAAGGAGAACAGGTAATGTACCTATCAGAAAATATTCAAAAGAAGTGGAGTGCAATTCTTGAGCACGCCGATCTTCCTGAGATCAAAGACAACTATAAGAAGACTGTTACAGCCATTCTTTTAGAGAACCAAGAAAAGGCTCTTGCAGAAGAGCGCCAGATGCTTAATGAGTTGGCTCCTGCTAACAGTATTGGCGACGGCACTACTGGTGTTGCTAAGTATGACCCGATCATGATCGGTCTCGTACGCCGTGCAATGCCTAACTTGATGGCTTATGACATCTGCGGCGTTCAGCCTATGACAGGCCCCACAGGCTTGATCTTCGCTATGCGTTCCGTATACGGTAACACACGTACTGTTGCAAACGGTACTGAAGCGTTGTTTAACGAAGCGAATACACAATTCTCTTCTTCTTCATACACATCTGCTCTTGCTGCTGATGGTACCCCATTGAACGGTACTCACACAGGTACAGATCCTACTGGTACATATACTACCGGTAAGGGTATGACAACTGCACAGGCTGAAGCCTTGGGTGACTCTGCATCTAACGCCTTCGGTCAAATGGGTTTCTCAATTGACAAGACTACTGTTACAGCTCAGTCTCGCGCATTGAAAGCTGAATACACTCTTGAACTTGCTCAAGACTTGAAAGCTGTACACGGTCTTGACGCTGAAAGCGAATTGTCTAACATTCTTTCACAAGAAATTATGTTTGAAATTAACCGCGAAGTTGTTCGTACAATCTACACAGTTGCTAAAGCTGGTTCCCCTGCTACTGCTACTGCCGGTACATTCAACCTAGACGTTGACTCAAACGGTCGTTGGTCTGTTGAGCGTTTCAAAGGTCTATTGTTTAACATCGAACGCGATGCTAACCACATTGGTCAAGACACTCG